GTTGGCTGACCACAACAATGTTAATGTCTTGATTGTGGACCACGCAGTGCCTAGTAATCCTTTAAGGATAGCACCAAATCGCATTCGTCATGTGATAGATAAAGGAGCCAATTTACAGACCATGGTGTTATGCTATTCAAATTGGCAGCCACATCTCCCCGGCAACTTCGGACCAAAACATGCTTGGATAGTAGCTAAAAACCATGCTCCACAGACAGAGGTGCCTATCTATGAGGGTGATGGATTTTTGAAAGTCAACGATGAAGAATGGGATGAATATCTTGAACGCAGCGATTTAAGACGCACATGGATAGAGCACGTCTGGGATTATGTGCCTTGTGTGAACTTCGAGTCTGAATATAGTTATGAGGTCCTCGAAACTGTACACTTAGACGATAGTAGGGATGTTCGGCCAGCCGCTTATATGAGAAACGTAATAGAGCATAATGAGATAACTTTGACTAATAGAGTGATCTTACGCAAAACTCTAGTGATTAGGGATCTTGTTAAAACATTATGTCGCTCGTGGTTCATTTGTGGTCTGGCAATGAGCTTTATAGGGTTTGCGGGACCACTGATCATGGGCCTATTGTTTACCTCGATCCTGGTCTGGCACCTATATCTAATCTTCGTGTTTGTTCTAGGATCGGCAGCCTGGATTTACGACAAACTAGAGGAGTTAGCCATTGTCAAAACACTATGTTTAGTTGGTGGACTTCTCAGTCAATTACCAATGATGGTGATTTATTCTTTGGTGGCTGTTGTAATGGCCGTTCTTTTGGCCTATTATAATCGAGGCATGACAATTAGCACGAGAATTCGCGGCGGCCTTGAACCCATAATGACACAAAGCATAGGCATCACCATGGCTGTGAGTGAGACTGCAACTTCCTGGACATTATCTCGTCCTAGTCGTCAGATTTTAGTGAATAGGTTAAATAATCAGTATTCTAATATGCTCACGGTTAATAGGCAGGCAAATCTAGGTAGTGCAGCACACGAAACACTGAATATGTTCGTTTTGTTCAGTGGCACCCACTATCGCAATCAGTTTCTGCAACCTCTACCAGGACTCACTAGGTGGGCTGTCAGGCCCCACATTAGGATGCCTGCTACTGTGGCTCATGTACCTTTGGTTGTTCCTATTCCGGCTGTTTTGGCCCCCGTGCCAGTTCATGATTTGATCGCGGGGAAAATATACAAGTCGGGGCCTATGAACCCTAATTATTCTGATGATTATCCGCGTTCTCAGGGAGGCGTCGATTTTTATGCACCAAATCCTCCTTTGATCAAAATAGATAAGTTGGACTATGTTATAAACGGTTTGCGATCACGAATGGGTGAAAGCAGGATCAGAAAACTAGATTTTGGATGTAAAGCGTCAGTCAAATGGAGAATCAAGACAGCCAATTATCCCATTGGGACTTTGTGGTCTGGATCCCCATCTTGTCCTACTAGAGTTGGGTGTGGTCTAATGCCAGCCACCTGCACTTTGACGTCAGTGGCTGCTTTTGCGAGAGCTTTCAAGAAACCCACACAGATCCAATCAAGCATACAAGATTTCGAAGTCTGGGCTATGGCCAACATACCCAGACATATAGATCAAATACAACAAATTGTTCCTCCGGAAAACAAGGATAGAGCTGATGCATACAGGAAAGTCTGCAAGTCTAAGTTGTCTCAAGCACAAATCGAGCAAGATATTGAGCAATGCGAAGAATTTTTATTGGGAAGGAAAATAGATCTAAAACTTTTGCGTGCTTCTGCTTTTGTCAAACTAGAGAACAGTGCGAAAATGAATGGTTTCTTAAATATTCGTGATCTAAGCCCTGAGTTTCAAAATCATGTAAAACAGGTTATAACTGTCAAACCTCGCCTAATCATGGTCATGCCTCTATTGATGAAATATCTCACCTGCCAGATAAATGCTCTCTTTGATGCGTGGCAGCATGACTTCACAACGGATAGCTCTGTTAAAAGAATGAATATGCCTACGGTTGCTTGTCTCATGACAAGGTTGTATCAGCACGAACGTGTCAGTTCGACTGATTACTCAAATTATGAGGCATCTTTCAGGGATAGGCTGAAGGTGATCATTAAGCATTTCGTTAGATTGTTGTGTGAGAGGTATGGTTATTCTGATACAGTTGTACCAGTCACATCATGGATGTATGCTAATGAGAGAGAATTGCACACAAATGGTTTCATTGGTGTGCTTTTGTCTCGTAACAGCGGAGATTGGGACACTGCAGCCATGAACAATTATCTCAATAAGCTCGTATTGTGGTATGTGGCAGATAAACTTGGCATTCTGAAAAGATTATGTGTAAGATTGTTCAGTTCTAAAGCAGGTGATTTCATGTATCTTCACGTGATGCACGGAGTCAGCTTCACCACTGAAGGTGATGATTGTTTGCATAACATTGGATACAATTATGCATCTGCCATGGAAACATTGATTGAAGAGTTGGGGTTTGTTTTCAGCTCCGCTACCAAATCCTGGGGCCCACAGGCATCATTTCTTAGCAAAAGATATGTTGATGACAAAATTTATTTGAACGTTGGTAAGTCCATGGGGTTTTTGGCGGTCAAGACTAATGTTGTTTTAAAACATTCTAAGAATATGGCGATTTTACGTTGCATGGGAATGTCTTTGAATGATCTGAGTCCAGGTCATCCGGTTCTAGCTAGTCTGGTCAACAGGATCGAAAGACAAACCAGGGGCTATTCGAAATTCAAGGGTATAGACAGATATTTGAATCCATACGCAGGCATAACTGCTCGTGGCTATGATTCTTATCCTCGTGATATCTCCGTTGATGAAACAATGAGACGTGAGGTGGAATTGGGGGGCACTGAAATGCCTGGTATACCCTTGCGCATACAATATCAGCTTGAACATATGTTTGACAACGATAGCGAAATGTATGTGGGGAATGCCTTAGACATGTTTGAAGAATTCAGGATCATGTGTGATTCTTGGTTGTGCTTTGATGCCAATCATTTGCATGAGCATGGCTTTCACCCAACCCTTAAAACGTATCTGAACACCATCAATGCAGTATGTAAAATTCAGAATTTTCAACAGATAGACAGCCTCATGAGTGAGGTTCGTCCAGTCTGGTGTGATTAAATGGGCTGAGGCCCACGGGAAAAGCGGCTTCGGTCAGACGTAGGGATAGACTCCTACGCTCCTGCTTGTCTAGTGACCTTCACTTAAACTGGAGAGAATGGCTACAACACATGGGGATAGACTCCTATGCTCTTGCCTATCTGGTAACCATTGCCTAAAAATGGGGTAAAGCAAATTATTTTAGATGTGAGGACAAGCTCTCACACACCTGCTTGCTAGCATCCAATGCTTTTAATTGGTTGAAACTTTTTCGTAAAACCTGGTCCTGAGGCGTGAAACTTTGGACCACTTGCTGCCATGCAAGACTACTCACTTTATAGTGATCTTCAAAACAGAACATCTTGAGAAGAAATAGAA